ATATTGAAGAACTAAAAGCAGCGATGGAAAGTGACGATACGATCAAACAGTTTGTAGCCTCTATTGCTACAAATCAGTCTGAATAAAGTATCAGCGCTTTGGCTCGTACAAACCAAGAACTGAAAGATGAGAAAATTAAGCTGCAGGAAAAGATGTCTAGTATGCCTACAGCTGAAGAGATCACTGAGCTTAATGCATTTAAAGCTCAAATTGAAAACTCAGCTGATGCTAAGCTAATCTCTGAAGGTAAGTTAGATGAAGTCATTAGCCGTCGTGTTGAAAGAATGCGACTGGACTTTGACACTAAATCATCAGGCCTTACTAAGCAGGTTGAAACTCTCACTAACGAGAAAGATGCTCTTACAACAAAGTATGATAACTTCAAAATTCATGAGCATATCAGGAATGAGGCTATTAAAGCTAAAGTGCTTCCTGGAGCTATTGAAGACATACTAAGTAGATCAAATGGCATGTTCCAAATTGATGCAGATGGTTCTATTGTATCAAGAGACTCTAATGGCAACATTAGAACTAATGAAGAAGGCTCACCAATTGATACCACTAACTTCGTCAATGAATTAAAGACCACCGCTCCCCATTATTGGCCTCAGTCACAGGGTGGTGGGTCTGTAGGATCTGGTTCGGTTGATAAACTAATCGAAACAGCTGGAAATGGTAATGTAGCTAATTACATTGCAAATCGTCGTAAACAAATAAAGGCAAATAAATGAGACACGTATATTCAAAGAAAGGTGTTAAAGTCACTTGTGAAAATGACCAATATGACTTAATGATTGGGTCAGGCTATACAGCTGAAGCTCCTAAGGCTGAAGCTCCTAAGGTTGAAGCTCCTAAGGTTGAAGCTCCTAAAGCCACAGCCAAAAAATAGCTTAATTCACTAAGCTATAATAAAAAAGGACCTTAACGGGTCCTTTTTTATTAATTAAAAATAGTTGTTTACATCTGATTAAATTTATTATATAATAGAATTAAGATTGATTGACAGATGTGATCAATCCTCCCCGGCTGCCAGCAGGAGACGGTGGGAATTAAATAATATTTCCGCTCGTCAATAATAGTTAGCGGAAATGCAAATTTCATCAACTATTTTAGGATATAAAGATTATGGCTAATGCATGGGAACATCCCTCCGTTATCGCCTCTGAAGCTCTGATGCATCTTGAAGATTCATTAGTCATCACGAACTTAGCTTCACGAGACAAAACAAGCGAATTTGACACAGGCAGTATGAAAGTTGGTGATACTATCAACATGCGTACTAACCCTGATTACGAAGCTAAAGAGTTTACAAATGATGGTGTTAGCACTATTGTTACTCAAGACATTCGTAGCTCAACTCGTCCATTCCAAATTGAGAAACTTTTTGATGTATCTGTAGATATTACATCGAGAGAAAAAGCTCTCGATCTTGATAGTTTCTCTGACCAGGTTATTATTCCTGCTATCTATCGTATTGCTGAACAGTGTGATAAGTATGTTGGAACTAAGATCCTTGATGCTGCTGGCTTATATGCTTCAGCTACACTGTTAGGAGATGCTGCTGACGTTGCTCAAGCTCGTAAAGCCGCTACGCTTCAACAGCTCGATATGAATCGCCATTGCTTGGTCAACACTGACCTTGAAGCTACTCTACTAGGACAGACTTGGTTCAACCAAAGTCAAACTCGTGGTTCGGCTGGTGAATCTACATTGTCTTCTGGCAATATGGGTCATGTTATGGGTATGGACTTTAGTACGTCTATCAATTTCCCATCTCTAACTCGTGCAGCTTCAAGTGGTACTACTCAAACTGATAGTACAGTAGCTACGAACAATGTGATTGGGCTTAAGGTTCTTACTGTTGATTCTGTAACTGGTGGCTTTACTGCTGGAGATCGTATCTCTGTTGCTGGAGTTCGTCGCCCGCTGATCGTTGCATCTAATGTTTCAGCTGCCGCTACAACCATCCCTCTAGTTGATCCTATCTCTGAAATTATCCCTGATAATGCAGCGATTACAGTTATTGGTTCTGGCCAAACTTACTCAGCCCAAGGAGCTATCTTTGACGGACGTTCTCTCGCGGTGGCAATGCCATCTCTTGGAACTCCTTCTGATAAGCCTTCTTTCGTTGCAGCTAGCAATGGTTACAGTATCCGCGTTGTTCAAGGATACGACATTACTAAGAAAGTTGAGACCATGTCTCTCGATCTTATGATGGGAGCGGTTGCTTGGGATCCACGTAAGATTACATTACTTGCTGACTACTAAGATTAGTTTCTTCCCCTAGGACATGGATGTCCGACTCTATAAGGTTATAAGATGACAGCAATTAGTGTAACGACTGCATATGCAACTCCAATCGAAGCAGACCAATATCTGAGAAACTCAGATGCTTGGCTTGATCTAGACATTGAAGTTAAAGAAGATGCGTTATTGCAGGCTCGTTATTTCATTGATGCTAGATATGACTTTATAGTTGAGTTTGATCCCTCTAACCCGCAAGACGAAGTTAAATATGCTTCTGTCTTGTTGGCTAGTGGTTATACTTCTAGCGGAGTTCTTTTTAACACTTCAAGTGCAGGTATTAAAAAGAAATCAGTTAAAGCTGGTTCGGTTGACACATTTGTTGAATATGCCTCGCCATTAACCGTAAGACCTTCGAACCTTAAATTGGTAGACTCGGTGATGAGTCCAGTAGCTACTGCGAATACTGGTTCAGTGAACTTGGTTAGAGCCTAATGGGACTACGTCTTGACATTCAATCCTCGGTATCTGAAGCCTTTAATGGCGATCTGAGTGATGCAGTTAAAAGCTTCTCTTTAGAGCAATCTGATAGAGCTGCCGGTGATTACGATACTACTACAGGGTTATTCACTCCAGGAATTACTACCTCATATCCTTCTAGAGGTGTATTCGCTACATATGATTTAGAGGAAAGGTTTAATACTCCAATCGAAGTAACTGATGTTAAGTTAATTATATTAGTAAATGAATTGGACACTGATCCAAGACTAAAAGACATTGTGATTGAAGGCTCTAATAGATATAGAGTTATAAACAAAAGTTACGATCCTGCTAATGCCACAGTAACTCTCCATATACGGAATGCAAGTTCATGAGTGCTGTAGCAAATACCATGGACTTAGTAAGATCTGAAATTGAAAAAGTCAAGAGCCAAGTTGCTAATCAACTAATTTCTTCACTTAGGATTAGTACTCCTAAAGATACAGGCCGCGCTTCTAGAGGATGGAAGATTTTCACTGAAGATTTTAATAAGACCGTGATAGGTAATTCAGTTCCCTATATTACTGAACTAAATTATGGTAAATCATTACAAGCCCCAGCCTACTTCGTTCAACGGACTGTAGCAGTAGTAGTAAGGAAGTTTAATGAATCTTGATGATATACGTAAAACTTTAGAAGAGCACTTTAAGTCTAATTGGGTTACGCCTAAAGTTATATGGACCGCCGCACCTTCTGATGTACCAAATGATTATTGGGTACGTTTTAATGTGATCATGTTAGATTCATTTAACCACACTTTTGGTGATAACGGAGTTAAGAAGACTGGCCTTGCTGTATTGCAAGCGTACGCCCCTTTAGATAAGGGAACAGGAGAACTATACCGCATAGCTGATACATATATTGCTATGATGGCTAATAAAAGATTTGGTAATTTATTTCTATACGCAGGATCAGTTGAACCTATTGGGGAAAGCCCTACAACCGCTTCAAACGCGGGTTCTGGACAAATGCGTGAACTAACTACAGGATATTATCAGATAAATGTCTCTGTCCCTTTTGATGCTATTTGAGGATTAACTAATGGCTAATATTACATCGTCAAACTATACTAGTTTGTCCTATATTGAAGAATTAACTCCTGGTGAAACTCCTGGAACTCCTAACTTTCAAGTTATGCCCACAACAGGCGGATCACCAAATGGTAACTTGAGTACAGCTATTTCGGAAGTTATTCGTAACGATAGACAAACCGATGATTTAGTCATCGTTGACCAAGAAGTTAGTGGTACTATAAATTACGAACTATCATTCGATCCATATGCTCCATTGATTGAGGCCCTGCTTCAAAATGTGGCATCTACCTTTGATGATACCGCCACTGATATAGGTATTGCTGTAGCTGGTGATGTTGCTACTATAACATCTGCGTCTGTTGCTGATTTTAGCACTTTGGTGGTTGGCCAACATGTTCTGGTATCAGGTTTCACTACTAATGCTGGTAACAACACTGTAATGAGAGTGTTGACTTCAGCTGCCGGAAACTTCACGGCTCAATTGCTAGTTGGCCATACCGCAGTAACCGAATCTTCTGGAGATACTATTCGTGTAACTGCGAATTCATTCAGAAATGGGGTGGCAACTCCTAAGAGCTATACAATCTTGAAGCGTGTTGAAGGCTTAGCCTCTGATGTGTTTATGTATTATCGCGGTTGCCAAATTGGTGGAATGACTTTTAACTACGAGTCTGGATCAATTTTGAATGGTTCGTTCGATGTGGTTGGTTTAACTGAAGATGTGACATTATCCGCCTTATCTGGACAAGCATTTACTGATGTTCCTGCTTATACTTTGATGAATGCCGTATCTTCATTAACTGCTGATATTGAAGGTATTACTGCTGAGTTCGAAAATGTAAATATCACCATCAATAACAACATTAACGCAGCTAAAGCTGTTGGTACTCTTGGCGCTGTTGCTTTAGCCTCCTTCACTTTTGAAGTTACCGCTGATATTTCGATTTATTTTGAAGATGAAGCTGTTTACAATAAGTATAAAACCTCACAAGCTTTTGGTGCAACGCTAAGCACAATTGATGGTGATGGTAACTATATTGTTATCTATCTTCCTAAGTGTAAGTTCGAATCACTTGAATCTCCTATCCCTGGTAAAGATAATTTTTACATGTTATCAGGTAGTTTTAGAGCTTTACGTGATGCTTCAACTAATATGACCGCTCAAGTGAGTTTATTAGCTAAGCACGTTTAATACCAGTCCCGCCAGGGCCCGTAAATTAATTATTAATAGGAATATATAAATAATTAATTTACGGGCCCTGGTTTAACCCTAAGGGACCCTATATTAAAGGTTTAATTAATTAAATAAAGATTTTTAATAAAATATTTTAAATAAAAAGAGGAAATAAATATGCTTCAAATTACACCGATTGACGATTCTAAATCAACTGAAGGAACTTGGACTAAGTACCGAGGGGTGGACCTTAGGATTGCACGTAATAACAATGATAAATTCACTAAGAAATTTATCGCCTTATCAAAACCCCATTCGCGGGACATGGAAAAACAACGACTAGACAAAGCCACAATGGAAGATATCCTTTGTGACTCGCTAGCCCATGGTATTCTTGTAGATTGGAAACTTAAGATCGCAGGCAAAGATATCGAGTATTCAGCTAAGAATGCTTCTGAGCTTTTACGTAATGATGTTGATTGCCGAGATTTTGTTCAAACGTTTGCGGGAGACCTAGATAACTTTTTAACTGAAGAGGATGAACTCTCTAAGGGAAAGTAATCTCGTGCTTTGAATGGAGATTGGAGCATGGCAAACATCTAAAATTTTATGAAAAGTTGCAGTCTAAAGGGAAGCCATCCCCTTTAGACACAATACCAAAAGGAGATATAATGGTTCAGTGGTTTTTTGAGTTTTTTGACACTTTATCTAAAAGCCGAACCTCGGGACTTAACAGTCTTAACCCAATTTCTATTTCTGATATTATAGCGTATTCAAATATTAGAAAACCGATTATCAACTTTGAATTAACTTTAGATATAATACAGTCTATGGATTTAAAGTTTTTAGCTTCATTAAAATAAGTTTAGGGATCTAAAATGTCCGATATACCTATTAGCATAACGCTAGATTCTAAATCAGCTAATTCTTCAGTCGACAAGTTAGAAAGAGACTTGCTAGCTTTAGAGAAAACTACTAGTTCTATAGGTATAAAATCTACTGCGGCTTTTAACAAATATGCCACGAACGCTAAAAAGCCTATAAGGAATGTAAATGCTTTAGCAGCTAGCCTTAGATCTTTAGATAGTGCAATAAATGCTAAGAAAGTTTCATCATCACTATCTAGCATAAGTACTATGGCCTTAAAAAGTCGTAAATCTATTGATGCACTTAGTACTTCATTGAGAAAGATAGGTACATCTAACAAAATAGCCTCAGTATCCAAATCAGTTAGTGGAATACGTATATCAGCAACGAATGCCGCTAAAGCCGTCGATGTTTTAGCCGCTAGTTTTTTAACTCTTTCAGCTAGTTCTACTGTAATACATTCAGCTGTGAGTGCTATACTTCAGTTGAACGTAGCCGTTATCAAATTATCAGCTAGCGTCCATGGCTTAAATGGGAAGATAGCTATTCTAAATGTTAACTTAGCTAGATTATCTGCTACATCAAAAACCTCGTTTTCTAATCTTAACAAAGGTTTCCATGACGCGTCATCCAATTCGAATAGATTTAGTTCAAATGTTGTAAGAGATACTACGAAGATAGCAGGAGGTTTCGATAAAGCTTTAAACAGGGCCTTAATATTTGGTGAATTGTTAGAAACGTTCTTATCATTACACATGTTCGCCCTCTTGATTGGTGATGTAACCCGAGCCGTCACCGAGTTAACGGCTATGAATAATGCCCTATTAGCGATTGAAGGATCATTAGAAGGAGCAGGTAAAGCTAGTAACTTCCTTTCCACAATATCCCAAAAGTTAGGTGCTGATTTTAAAGTACTTAATACTGAATATGTTAAGTTTGCTGCGGCAGGTAAAGAATCTAAGAGTACTGCATATGAGATAAGAGACGCTTTCGCAGCTATCGCTGAAACTTCAGTGGTACTAAACTTAAGAGCTGATGAAACTCATGGTATCTTAAAAGCTGTAACTCAGATGATGTCAAAAGGTAAGGTTCAGGCTGAAGAATTACGTGGCCAGTTAGGTGAGCATTTACCTGGCGCATTTGAAATCGTGGCTAAAGGAATGGGTAAAACAACGGCTGAACTTGATGATATGTTGAAATCAGGCAAGATTATGTCTGAAGAGCTAATCCAAATATTACCTAAAGCACTAAGAGACGCTTATGGTAAAGCTCTCCCAGCCGCCATGGAGACAGGCCGGGCCGAGATGGCTAGATTCAATAATGATATTAACTTGTATCTCAATGAAAATCGTAAAGAGTTTGATGCTACATATGTTGAGATTGCTAAAGGATTCAGAGAGCTATTCATAGCCTTGAGAAGATCAGGATTCATAACCTGGTTGAATGAAGTATTTGCATCAGCTGGAAAGTTGATGCAGAATATGGATGGTCTAATTAATGCTATACGGGGTGTTATTGAAACAGCTTTGTTACTTAAAGGCATAAGTTTGGCGCAAAGATTTTATGCTATGGCCACTGCGGGCACTGAGTTAGCTATGGTAATTAACTCAATATCTACAGCTAATAAATTAGCTACAGCCACTACATATTCTTATGTTGCTGCCACTAAGGTCGCAAATGCTAGTGTATTAGCTGGAACTGCTGCAAATGCTGCGGCCGCCACTACATTTGCCGCTACGGCTGCATCAGTCGGAGGTTTAGCAGGGCTATTGCAAACGTTTAAAAGCTCTTGGTCAAATGTTATAATGGCTTTCTCTAGTTCAACAGGAACTATATCTGCAGTATCGCTGATGTTTAAGAACATAGGATCAGGTATAGCGGGCTTATTGTCAAAAATGCCTTTATTAGGAGCTGCGTTTACATTAGTTTCAGGCCCTATAGGTATTTTCGTAGGAATTATGACTTCATTAGTGTTCGCTTTCAGAACTTTCTTAGATGAGTCTGATAAAGGTCGTCAGCGGATGGAAGACTTAGCGAACTCAACTAAGGAGATTTCAGCTGAGTTCGATATGGCCACGCTTAAGTTACGGGGTCTTAATGCTATGTTTAAAGAAACGTTTGGCACAGAAGATTTGATTCTTAGATTTAATTTAGACGAAATTGACCGAGTTCAAGCTTCTTTACTTAAAGTGGAAGAAACTAGATCAAAACTTCTACGTGAAAAATCTGAATTGACATTCTTTGGAGATTTTACCAATACTAAAGCTAATGAAATCAATGCAGCTTTAACCGAGAATTTAGTTATAAGAAACTCTTTAATAAAATCGCTTGAAATTTATAAGGATATAGCTGAACAATCTTCGGATGTTACTAGAGAAGAGATTAGACTCAAAAAGCTAGAAGCTAAATTATTCAAATCTAATAAAACCGAACTTGACATCGAAATCGAGTCCCTTCGCAAGAAGATAGCTTTACAAAAATTGGATGGAGACGAGAAAATCCGTCAAAGCCACATAGACACCATAGCTATTGAGCTAATGACTCTTAAGTCAAAAGGATCACAGAAAGAGTATTATGAGTTATTACGTAAGAAGAAAGTAATTGTAAACTTGAAAACTGAATTGGATTTATTGACTAAATCTCAAAAAGCCAACAAAGATGAAGGTTTTTTGACTGGTACAGCTGACCAAAACCGATTTTCTAGATTTGCAGATGATATTAAGGAACTTAATATCCAAGTAAAACAGGGGGAAATTTCCCAAAAAGCTTATAAAGATTCTTTAATCCAGGTGAAGAACGAATATGAAGATTTAGCTGATAAAGGAACTAACTATAGCCAAGTTATCCAAGATATGGGAATTCATACAGCTGAATTTGCTAACCAAGCAAAAGCTATAGCTGCTGATGTAGCTACCCCACTAGAAGTTATGACCACTGAGCTCAGTAAGCTTAAAACAATTTATGAATCCGGGGCCTTTGAGTCTGTTGGCGGATTAGAAACTTACCAAAGAGCCCAGAAGAAAATAATCGATAATTTCGAAGACGCTAAAAATTCTACAGATGATTGGTCTAAATTTACCGAACGCGCTGCTGAGAATATGCAGGATGCTTTCGCTGATTTTTTGTTTGACCCATTCGATGAAGGGTTAGATGGGATGTTCGATTCATTTGAAAAGACTTTGAGAAAAATGGCTGCTGAGATGGCCGCCCAAGAAATTATGAATATGGCTTCAGGATTCTTCGGGATGGGCGGTTCAGGATCTAGTGGTGGCGGTGGTGGCTGGGATTTCGTTGAGAATCTTACTGGTATGGCCGCTGGATTTTTTGGTGGCGGAGGTCTACCTCCAGTAATAGGCCCTAGTACTTCAGGTATACAATCTGTAGCTTCTTTAGGCGGTGGCGGTCCAACTGCTGGATTTGCTAATATGGGTTCAATGTTTGGCGGAATGAGAGCTGCTGGAGGTCCAGTCACGGGTAATGATATTTATGCAGTAGGCGAAAAAGGACCCGAACTATTTGTTCCAAAATCTAATGGGACAATAATTCCTAATAATGTCGCATCAGGGATCAGTTCAAATAATGGGTCCAGAACTATTATCACTAATCACATAACGGTGACAGCCCCCGAAGGTAGATTGTCTAGAGAGTCTATGGGACAATTACAGCAGAAGATAGGGACTGGGATCGATAGATCAATGAGGAGAAATTCATGAGTTTTTTAGAGACCCCAAGGTTTCCTGAAGATATATCCTGGGGTTCTAAAGGAGGTCCAGGGTATAATACAACTGTAATCCAAGTGAATAGTGGATACGAGTCTAGAAACATAAATTGGTCGTATCCACTATCCGAGTTTGATGTATCCTTTGGTATTAGGGACCAGACAGATTTATATGATTTAATTAACCTATTTCATGTTGTTGCTGGCCGAGCACATGGTTTTAGGTATAAAGATTGGGCTGATCACACCTCTGCAAATTCTCCTAATGATCCAATCTCTAGTTCCGATCAGCTATTAGCTAATGGTGACGGGGTTACTTTAACATATCAACTAATAAAGACTTATTCATTTGGACCATTATCAAGAGTGAGGCCTATAAATAAACCAGTAAGTGGAACTACTGTAATAAGCATAAATGGTATTGACCAAACTTCTAGATTTAGTACTAATATCATAACAGGAGTTGTAACATTTAATTCTAATATTTTAGGATCTATAACTGGGGCTTCTAAGGCTAATCCATGTGTAATATCCGATGCGTCCCATGGTTTATCTACTGGAGATACCATCCATATAACTGGAGTTGTAGGGATGACTCAACTTAATGATAATAGATATGTCGTCACATATCTAAATTCAAATTCGTATTCTATAAATGTTAATTCAAGTGCATTCGGACTTTGGACTTCGGGAGGTAGTACTAATACCATACCACAATCTGGCGAGAATGTGCGAGCCGGATTTGAATTTGACGTTCCTGTTAGATTTGATAGTGACACTTTGGAGGTTAACTTAGAGTCATATAATGTTCAATCCACTAGCGTAAACTTAGTAGAGATAAGAGTATAAACCATAGGTATTATATAATATGAAAAATATAAGTGTAGAATTGAAGGATCATCTAGCCGAAGATGTGACGACATTGGTGACCTGCTGGAAAGTCATAAGGGAAGATGGCGAGATTCTGGGCTTTACGGATAATGTCTTTGACCTCATAGTTGATACAGTCACTTACAAAGCTGCAACAGGCTACACTCCATCAAACATAAAATCATCAGAAAATTTAGCCGTTGATAATGTAGATCTTATGGGTCTATTAAGCTCTTCTGAAATTTCAGAAAGAGATCTCATCGCTGGGGTTTATGATTATGCAGAAGTCTTTATCTTTATGGTTAATTATGAAGATTTGACTATGGGTATTCTAAAACTTCAACGAGGCAGATTAGGTGAGATAACCATTCACGAAAATCATTTCTCCGTAGAAATGAGAAGCCTTACCCAACAGCTCCAACAGACGGTCGGCGAAGTTTACTCAACGTCTTGCAGAGCTGATTTAGGAGATGCCCGCTGCAAAGTCGAACTTGACCCTGGTCAGTGGACAGCAACCACAGTCTATGCACTCGGTGACATTAGAAAAGCCACTTCATATGATGAGCGGAGATACGTCGTAACGGACGTAACTGGGGCATCTACTAGTGGTGCTACAGAGCCAACTTGGGGTACCACTATTGGCGCTACTACTAATGATAGCGAAGTTACATGGACCGCTTATGAAACATACACTTTTGAAGGGGCTTATATCCTTTCAACTGGCAAATACAATGTCCCAAGTAGGCCAACAGAAACAGATTATTTTGTTGGTGGGCTATTGACGTTTACATCCGGAGATAATTCTGGAATTTCAAGAGAGGTGAAAACCGATACTGATGGAGATATAGTTGTTGTTCTCCCATTCCCATTCGAAGCGGCTGATGCAGATACCTTTGTTGTTTATGCTGGCTGTAATAAGAGGGTCGAAGATTGTAAAAGCTTTTCTACAGAGAATGGATTAAGAGGAAATATTTATAATATGAGAGCTGAACCTTATATCCCAGGTATTGATGAAATCTCCAAATTTGGAGGACAATAATGCCAATAGAATTTAGAGATTCACACAGCACTGACGACTTTGTGAACGAGGCTAGGGAATGGTTAGGTACACCATTCCACCACCAAGCATCTGTCAAGAAAATAGGGTGCGATTGTGCAGGATTGGTAAAAGGAGTGGCGAAAAATCTCAGTTATGAAGTTAGCAAAGTTTACACAGATTATGGGGTCGAACCAGCTAATGGGGAATTGGAGAGAGTCCTCGCATCATTATTAGTCAAGAAGTCAGATAACTCTTTATCGAAAGGTGATATAATTTTATTTCGGTTTCTTCAAGAACCTCAACATTTGGGTATTTATTGTGGCGATGGAATACTCGTACACTCGTACTCTACCGAAGGTGGGGTTGTTGAACACTGCATAGATGAAAAGTGGAAAAAGAGAATCGTCTCTGTTTACGAATTACCTGGGTTGACAAATGGCTAGTGTAGCCATAATAGCCGTAGCTGGCCTAAGTGCTTGGGGGGCCACCGCCATAGGTGTATCAGCCGCAGTCGGGTGGGCTGCTGGTGCCATGGTAGGTGCGATGTTATTCGGACAAGGTGGAGGGGGTGAGGATGAATTTGGACCTAAATTAGAAAATTTAAAAGTATCATCTTCGGCTAGAGGCGCGAATATAAAAAGGGTATATGGAACTAGCAGAATAGCTGGAAACATTATTTGGTCAAGAGGGCTTAGAGAAACAACCCACGTCGATGAAGTCGGTAAAGGCGGAAGTAATACAACAGAAGTTACTTGGTATACATACTCTTGTACATTTGCAATTGCCTTGTGTGAGGGTGAGATTTCAGGTGTTCGCAAAATATGGGCTGATGGAAAGCTTATTTTTGATGTTGGAGAAACTGCATCAGCCACGCAAGTTCTAGTCTCAAATCAATCAGGCG